AAGCATAGAGAAAAAAAAAGCGTGTAGGCATATGCAAATGATATCGGCATCCGCTCCCTGAACTGCGCTGCAATCTTTTCAAAGTCATCTGTCTTGACTTCCTTCCGCTTGGGTGGGAATATCCGATAAGGCACACATAGGGCTGCCATGATCATGTGCAAATTTTGCACCCACTTATCCTTTTCAGCAAACAAGTCCTGCACCATGATAAATTGGTGCGCTTGTAAATGGTGTTGATTGGCTGCGAATTTATACAGCGTGTTTCCGATGCGGAAGCTACCCACATTTTTTGCAGTAGGAAGTTCTGCCATAAATGCAAGTTTCGCTAATGCTGCCGTGATGTCCACGATGCGCATCTCTTCAATTTCGTCCAGTTTTTTATTAGATAAAATGGACAAAGTTTTGATTTGATTGTCAAAACTCGGCTCTGTCAGCAGCTGCAATTCCTGAAACTGCGCTATGCTTATTTCATTCCAATTCTTTGGTAATTTCATTTGTTACCTCCGTATGTTTACCATATGACAGAAAAAGTCCACTTTAACCAACCTATTGTTATAGATTTTCCTTTACCCTTTTCCCATTCAAAAGAAAGCAAAGGGAATATCAATAATGCATTTTTCATTTGTTACCTCCGTATGTTTCGTTGTAGTAATCAAATCTATCTTTTAGAATAGATGTAAAACGAATATGATGTCCTTGTTCTTTTGTTTCAAGTTTACTTACATCAAAGTAATTACCTATCAATTTTAATTCATTTTTAATAGCATCTATTGTCTGCTGCTTTTCCATTTCTTTGGCTTGCCGAATCTCTTCATCTGTCACTACTTCTGTAAATCCTGGTTTATTCAGTTGACTAACTAACCATTCTACTGCTGTCTTTTTGTTTTCCATGCCACAAATATACAAAATTAAACAATAACAAATACACCCTTTTTATTTTTTTGGCTGCAATACCGGGCAAGTGCCAACGCACACACAGCATCATCGTGTAACCCTGATGGTGCAGAATAACGCAACCCGGTTGCCGTGTGTTCAAATTCAAAATTACGCATTTCGTCTGCGATTATGCCTTCCGGGAACTTAATCAGCCCAGCGTGAACATCTGCGGTCAGCTGCTCCATCATTTGTTGCTTGCTTACCGATGTGAACTTTACCCCAACAGAACGTGGGCAATGCCGTTGTATTTTCTCAACAATAGGGTCACCTACCCCGGTGCTATCAATGGCCGCAGGTGTCTGCCCCACTACCCTGATGATGTGCTGTTCAGTCTGCGCCCAGTCCTTTTGAAAGCGTTCAAAATAGCACACCCGATATTCAGCATCAAGGCCAATGATTACCGTGTAGTCGCTATACTTCGCCAAATCTATCCCATACCATTCAGTATTGGCGGTGGATAGCGGTGCAATACATTGGCTAATATACGACAATCCAAATGGGTTGCTGCCATCCTCGGTTGGCTCTGCCAAATACAACTCACTAAATATGTGCTGTGGCAAATCACGTTTCGCCTGTTCCACTTCTTCAAGTTTCAGAACCCCAGCATTCACGGCATCGTATGCGGTTATCTTAAAAAATGCGTAGTTCGGCTCACCCATCCTTGCACGTTCACTCAACTTATATCCCCAGTTCTTTTTGCCCTTTACGTTACCGATTAGCTTTGCCTTGCCTTCGGTCTTGGTCAGGGTTGAACGTAGGGCAAACCACGCATCTTCCCTCGCCCGTGTGAACTCATCAAACACGGCAGCATAAACGTCATCACCATAAAGGTTATCGGGTTTGTCTGCTGACTTAAATTCAATGATGCCGCCGGTGGGTAGGGTTAAACGCAACTTGCTTTCATTGACCTTGAAAAAGTCACGCACGGTCACTTGGTTACGCATCCGCCTGAATGCAATCTCGGCTTGTTGGTACACGGGTGCAACCCACCACACGGATTGGTTTTCTTTTAGCTTCAATGCCTGTTCAAACAGCCAAATAATATGACTGGCCGTCTTGCCCACTTTGGTAGCAGCAGCGGTCACGGTGTACCTGTCTGGGCTGTCTAAAATAGCCCGTTGGTAATCCGTTACGAATGGCCGGGTGTAGCTAATGTGCATTGATAAAATTCCAATCGGTCTTTGTTTATGGCTTCAAGGTTGTGGTGTTGGTTGCAGTAAACTTGATTTGCAACCCCCCTGATTTTGTTCACTTCGGGTTGGCTCTCCATTGCCTGTTTCATTGCCTTGTACCAGTCATCAGGTGTGTTAAGGCAGAACTTCACCCCGGCATTGTTCAGGTGTTGCAGGTAGGGTTCAACTCCCGATGCAATGACCGGCAATCCATAGGCACCAGCTTCAATTATTTTCAGCTCACTTTTGTAGCTATTCCACTCATTTTGTTCCAATGGGGCCAAGGCACAATCAAATAAACGATAGAAATTTCCATACTCGTTGGGCTGCTGTGCGTGGCTGACCAACACTTGGGGCCGAAGCACCGGGTTGTTGCCGTTGAACTTGTATAGGATGCTATCCCAAATGTAGTTGTTTGCCATCCAGCCACACAAAACGAAGCGGACATTGTCATGCTCATTGCAGATGCGTTCAATGGCTTCCGACAAAATCATGATGTCATTGCTGTGGGTAAGACCACCCACCCAACCAAATGTGAAATACTCCCTTTCCTGCGGTGTGGCTAACCATTGTTCGTCAGTCAGGTCAAGGGCATTCGGTAGCACCTGCACATTGTGGTTGTACTTGGCTATCTTTTGAGCAAGGTGGTGCGTGGTGGTGGTCACGCCATCGGCATAGCGGATGCCGTCAATAATCTGCTGCTTTAATTTATGCTCCCGGAAATACTTGTATGTCGGGTGGTGTTTTGGCAGTACCCAATAGTCATCAATGTCCACGATGTATTTAATTCCGTTCTTTGCAAGGTAGTGCAGTATCTCGTAGTGGTTCTCACCCAGCCACCTGTTGAAGATGACCAAGTCATAGTTAGATAAATGCGGTATTCCATTGCGTTCAAAGTTTTGGGATATGCTCACCGTGATGTCATCAGGGTAATCAATTTGCAATCGTTTCAGGGGTGTATACAGGCGGTGGTATTCCACACCCCCCATGCCTTCCCATAGTGCAAGTACTTTCATTTTAATAGATTTTTAATTTCTGCAAACAATGCCCTGATTTCGGGTGACTTTATTTTAAGACAGGCGGTGCGGAGCTTGGTGTCCCTTTTGTGCATCCGCCTTGTTCTGCGCTTACGCTGGGTGGTGTATTTCATTTGATATAAATTTCTTTGCCCTCAATTATTTGCCTTTTGCCGTTTGCAAACACTTCCGACTTCCAGCCGCCCTTTGTGGGTGCTGTGCAAAAAACACTGTCTACTTGCATTTTGCGGTATTTGTCACCGTAGATATGCAATGTATATCCGCATGGGTTTTTAGGTGCAGCACAGCCGATTATGGCTATGGCAATGATTAGGTATTTCATTGTGGGTCTAAATTGAGAGTGATTTTGATTTCGCCTGATACCGTCTGGTTTACATCGGCCGTTTCCTTTGGTTTGCCGTACACCCTGCTGAGTAGCGTTTCAATAGAATACAAGCTGCCCTTTTCAAGTGACTTCCGCATTGCGTTTGCAATCGTCTTTTCCAGTACCGTTGCCTTCGGGTTCTGCCACACCTCTTTCAGCTCGTCAAGATCCATTGATAGCATGGCCTGTATCGTGTCGTTTATTTCGGCAAGTTTGTACCCCTGCTCTTTGAGTAGAGTCACATACTTTTTTGGTCGCCCGTTTGGGTTTCTAACTTCCCCTTTTTGCGCTGGTATTAAGTTCTTTTCATTTGCCATGTCTTCTTATTTCTCTCTTTATTTTCCACAAGTTGGACACATTTCTTTTTCTTCGGGTTCATCCTTGATTTCAGGTAGGTCAACTCCCCATGTGATTAGTTCCTCTGCATCCCACTCATTTGCCAATTCATCCCAATTCCATTCGCCAAAAGATACGTTATCTTTGATTAGAAATTCGTCACGCTGTTTGGCTGTCCACTCGTCTGCAAGAATTATTGGAACTTCTGCCGCCCCGATGTCGCATAATGCCCTGTATCTCATGTTACCGCCTAAAATAGTGTAACCCCCAAAGTCGGAAGTCACGCAAACAAGTGGCCGTGCTGTCAGCATTTCGGGAAACTCAATCAAAGACCGCTTCAATTTGGCAAATTTATCCGCATTGATTGTCCGAGGGTTGTTCGGATTGGGGTGAATATCTATGAGTTTAACCCACAGCATAAATGCGTACGTTTCTGTTTATGTGATTGCTGGGAATGAAACCGAACTGCACCATCAAATGGTCAAGCCCGGCATGGCTGAAAATTGTGCAATGCCCAACCTTTGGTTCAATGTATGCGTCATGTTCTGTCAGCCAATCGGCAAAGGAAGTCTCAATCATTACCTTGCTGCCGGGGTGACACAGCTCTTTTATTTCGGCCAACTCGGCAAATGGTGCGGTCAGGTGTTCGATTACTTCGGTCAGCACGATTACATCATAGTCCTTTTTAAGGGACAAAACATCGGCAAATTGTCCGTTATAAGGGTCATAACCATCGCAGTCAATTAAATTATGCTGCATGAATGTAACCATCAAACCAGTTCCGCAGCCGTAATCCAAAATGGTTGGGTCATGCTTACCTGATATTTGGCGAATGCGGTCAAGTCGGGTTTGGTTTAACTCATCAGTGTTGCGTGGTTCTTCGTTGCCACCGCCTACCATGTTAGATTGGTCTAACTTTTTGCAGAAGATGTTACCCAGTTCATCGGTGTAGTATTGCACCCCACCTTTGACAAATGCCTTTTTGGCTACCTTACCCGTGATGGGTGATTTCGTTTTGCTCATATTTTGATTTTAATATCTGTGTTAAATTCATTATTGTCCATGCGCCATATCCATTGTCACCTGTTGGGATAACGTTGTGGGCAGTCGGGCATATTTCAACTACTCTCGGATGTTTCATTATCTCTGCTATGGCGTAGGCCATTGATTGGTTGCCTACAAATAATTCGCAGCCCTTTATAATGCCGCACAGCTCCGCAAAGTCTTTGACTTGGATGTGGTCAATATCGGGCAGCTTGGCCGAAATGATCCGGTATTCATCGGGCAGCCCTACAAATTTAATCTTATCCTGATACCTTCGCAGAATGGAATAATCAAATGTCGGGTTGTGGTAACGGGCTGTGCGGTTCAAAATGATTTGGTTTTGCCATATCGGGGAAACATCAAAGGTAATCGGCTCGGCAAGGTTGCAGGTCAGCTCCGGGTAGATGTGGAAGTACCATTGGCTGATATGCCCGGTGTAGTTGTGAAACTTTCGGAATAGATTAAAGTTGTAATCGGTTTTGACCGCTTCGTCCGTGATTGTGCATTTACCTATGAAGTCGGTTGACATCAGCAACGGAACGAGCATTTGCGCCATCTTTAAATTCATTTGCACTTTACCCATCGGGTGATTGAAATTGTATTGCGCTGGTACATCCACCTGTAAATATAGATGCACCTTGCTATCGTGCAACCGGGATGCTGACCGCATTGCTGGGAGTGAGTAAATCAAATCCCCTGCATTGCCGCCATGGATAATACTAACCATTGAGTGCCTCCCGATAAAGCTTTTTCAGGGTGTCAAACATACATGACCTACACGCTGGGAATGGTTGGCCATACAACTGCCTGTGAACTTCGTTTAATTTGGCATAGTACCCAGCTTCAAGCGAATAAGTGCCGGTTTTGTTTATCCGGTCAATGTGCGGTTTCAGGTCAAGGCAAAGTGAACGCTGTTCAGGTGTCATATACGAGTCATTATGAAGTAACACAAACAGGGTAAAACAACCCCCATAGCGATGCCAATCAATGTGATTTCAATTAGTGTCATAGGTATCTGTCAATTAACGCTCCAAAGATAGCACATAATGCACCATAAATCAGCCCGTACAATCCATATTGAACGATAAACCATGTAAGCCCCACCCACCACGATAGGCAGAAACCACATTCAAAAGGTTTGATTGTTTTGCGGTAGCGGCTGTCCAGCGCATACACGAATGAAATCATCGGGGGAAAGAAGTACCGGGAAAGCAGCACACACAATGCGGCCACTCCCAAAATGTCAGTCATCGTATTCATTATATTTTTCTTTGATTTGTGTTTTGATTGCGTTTATTATTTGGCTGATTTCTCGGTAGTTGATTTTGGTATCACGGGCCATCAATGCCATGCTTTGTTTATCTTCCCACAACTGCCAAAGTTTCACCACATACCATTCGCTTCGGTTAAAGTGGTTTGCCACCTCTTTAAAGTTAACCGATTGCACCGCTTCCTGTTTTCTGCGGATATGGGTTTCATCATAATCCTCTGCTTCCTCATCGTAGTTTTCGGGCAGGGTTTCAGTAGTGCGTAAAAAATCCCGGTAGAACTTTGTGTATCGGTTGCCGTTTACCGCATTGCACCCCACCCTTACTAAATAGTAGACAAGTCCATTGCTTTGGTGAAGTTGTATCAGGCGGTCGGCATCCATTTCACAGCATATTAGAAGCAAGTGTTGTTGTAGGTCGGCAGCAACGTGAGACCCTATTTTGTTACAGAAGTCCGGCAGCCACTTGGATTCAGCCAACTCAATCAGTATCTCTGTGCGCTTGTTCAAGTTTAAGTGCGTGAACTTTTTTCAGCCAATCTTTAAATGACTTGTTATCCCCATACCTGGCATGATCTTTCCTGCATAATGCCATCAGGTTTTCAATCACATCAGCGTGTTTGCTTCCACCCATGCCCCGGGCTTCGATGTGGTGAATGTCCACAGCAGCAGCCCCACACACCTCGCAAGGTATAAAATCACTTTTATCGTAGCCGAAATGGTCAAGGTACAACTTGGTGTGCTTCTTCACAGCAGGTCAAACTCTTTCACATAGCAGACATTAACTCGTTCATCACCTATTTTGTGTGGGAAGTTATCATTGTAGATAAGCCAATTTTTCTTATCCGCTTCTTCATTTGCAGTATCTTCAATATAGGTTTTTTCATAGGCCTCTATTTCTTGCATAATATCTGCAAGTTTATCATTGGCATCGTCTTCATTTTTGTAAATTCCAACAATTTCATAAGTGGGATTGTTGTCTACCCATACTTCTGGTTCAACAATTACTGCGTAAACTTTCATGCCACAAAGTTTGTTCGTAAAAGTTCGATATTTGTTAAATTGTGGATAACTTTAATAAAAATAATTATTGCAGATATAAAAAAGTATATTACATTTGCAGCATGGAAAACACTAAAACACCTTTTGAAATGGGCTGGGATGCCTCAAAGCACTTTAATTACTTCGCTACCGAAGGCGAAAATCCGTTTGAACTTAACTCCGATGAGTTCAAGGAATGGGAAAAGGGATGGCAATGGTACATTACCCAAACCATTGAATGGGAACGTGACGAGCAAAGCGACATTGATTACCACGAAAATCAACAATATTGTAACGAATAATTTGGAAATCTAAAATCTTTGTTTTATAATTGCATATCGGAACAACAGGAATTGGAACCCCTGCCGACAAAGAAGATGAAAAGAGAAAATAATAAAACACCATTCACAAGTACGATGCGGTCGCAATCTTCCGGCCGGTTCCAACATCGGAAAGTGGATGGTGTTTTTTTTATGATTAAATTACCAAAACGAATGCCGATTGACATCTGCGACAGATGCATCGAAGAACTTTCCCAGCAGATTGGAAAGTTGGAAGTTGACTTCCTGACTCACAAAGTAAAACAGCACGTTTACGATTACCGCAAAATGAACCTTGATTTTGAAGTGCTGTATTGGAACCAATGTAAAAAGTTAACATTGAAAGGACAGCCAAATGAATAACGGATGGATAAAAATACACCGCAAGTTTATTGACTGGCAGTGGTTTGGTAATTCAGAAGCAGTGCACTTATTTATCTACCTTACATTAAAGGCAAATCATGCCGATAAAATGTGGCAAGGACACGAAGTAAAGCGTGGTGAACTGATCACATCGATAGGCCATCTTTCAATAGTAACGGGCATTTCACAGCGTTCTGTCAGAACATTGCTGAAAAAGTTTGCAAACACTGGCGAAATTGAAGTAAAAACGACAAACAAATTTACCATTGTAACTATTTGTAAATATGAATGTTACCAACTTACTGACGAAGAAAACGACAAACAAAACGTCACTCAAACGACAAACAAACGACAAACAACTGACAAACAAGTGACAACAAACAAGAATGATAAGAATTATAAGAATGAAAAGAATATATATAGAGCATTCGATCATTTGGAAATTTCACGGCCTGAATTTGACAAACTGGTTGCAGAAGGTTGGTCTCCTGCACAGGTAGATGATATTCTGAACCGCATTGAAAATTACAAAAAGAATAAGGATTACAAAAACCTTTACCGAACTGCACTGAATTGGCTGGCAAAAGAGCCAAAGAAAGGAACAGTACAAACACCAAAAACCTACATGGTGTTTTACAAAAAGCAAAACGATGCAGGCAAATTTGTGAACATGGAAATCAGTGTAACAGATGAAGGATTGCAAGAGCTGAAAAATTCAGGTGTTGAAATTTACCGTATTGTTGAACCTGAAATTAAAAACCTTGGAGGGGTTGTTTTGTGAGCTACGCATTTTACAATATCGAAATACCGAACGGAAAAATCACAGGCGAAGTTCAAACACTTTGCCCCCAGTGCAGTCACACCCGGAAAAAGAAAACAGACCGTTGTCTTTCTGTAAACTTGGATAAGAAAGCATGGATTTGTCACCATTGCGGATGGAAGGGTGCAATAATAGACCGCCCGGAAGTGGTAAAATATGAAGTTCCAAAATGGAACAACACTACCGCACTTTCGGACAAGGTGCTGAAATGGTTTGAAAGCCGCAGGATTACCGCAGCCACCGTGAATAAGATGCAAATCACTGAACAATCCGAATGGATGCCACAGGTTAGCAAGGAAGTGAACTGCATTTGTTTTAATTACTTTGAGGATGGCGTACTGAAAAACGTGAAATACAGGGATGGTGCAAAGCATTTCAAGATGCACAAAGGCGCGGAGCTTATTCCATACAATATCGATTGCCTTGCAAGTGCAAATGAATTGTGGATTGTAGAAGGCGAAATGGATGCACTCGCACTTATCGAAGCAGGGATTGAAAATGTGATTAGTGTGCCAAATGGCGCACAGCCAAACCTTACTTTCTTTGACCGCTTCATGCCTTCATTTGACCACATCGAAAAGATACACATTGCAGTTGATAACGATGCGCCCGGTATTGAATTACGAAACGCAATTGCAGACAGGTTTGGAAAAGACAAATGTAATTACATTGTATTTCCGGATTGCAAAGATGCAAACGAATACCTACTGCTAAATGGTGCATTTGCTTTACGTGATGCCTGCATGAATTTTTCCGAATTCCCCATGATAGGAGTATTCGGGGTGACTGACTATTTAACCGAAATCGAAAACCTTTACAACTACGGATTGCCGGAAGGTGCGAAAACGGGCATGATTGGTTTTGATAAGTTGCTTTCATTTCATAAAGGATATTTGACTACCATTACAGGCATACCCGGACACGGTAAATCGGACTTTCTCGACCACGTTCTGCTAAAACTATTGCAGAACCACCAGTGGAAAGGTGCATTTTATTCGCCTGAAAATAGACCAGTTGAACTTCATATCAGCAAGATGCTGCGTAAATTGACCAAGCGACCATTTATGGGGCAGCATCGGATGAACCAAGAGGAAATATACGAAGCACTTTACCTGCTTGAAAATAGCATATTCTTTGTAAAACCTGAAAAGGACTTCTCACTTGACAGCATATTGGCAAAGGTGGCCGAACTTAAAAACCGAAAGAATATAGACTGGTTTGTCATAGATGCGTGGAACAAATTAGAGCATCAGTATGGTGAAAGTGAAACGAAATACATCGGGCAGTCACTTGATAAGATTGTGAACTTCTGCGAAAGATACAACGTGCATTGCTTTTTGGTAGCTCACCCACGTAAAATCGGCAGGAAAGACGATGGAAATTATGATGTGCCGAGCTTGTATGATATAGCCGGCAGTGCAAACTTTTACAACAAGACCGACAATGGACTTACAGTGTACCGAAATTTCAGCAATAACACGGTGGAAGTTCACATCCAAAAAGTTAAGTTCTCGCACTGGGGGGAAATCGGAATACAGAAATTTAATTATGATATTTCAACAGGTTTATATATTGAAACTAATGTTTAATTTACTATATTTGCACTATGAGACACGGCAGTTTATTTTCAGGCATCGGTGGGTTTGACCTTGCAGCCGAATGGATGGGATGGGAAAATGTCTTCCATTGCGAATGGATAGAGTTTCCACGCAAAGTCCTTGAATACTACTGGCCTGATGCTGACAGCCACATTGATATATGCAAAACTGATTTCAAAAAATATGCAAACAGAATTGATATTCTCACAGGGGGATTTCCCTGCCAACCATTCTCACTCGCAGGAAAGCGAAAGGGAACAGATGATGAACGCTACTTGTGGGGCGAAATGCTACGAGCAATACAAGAGATTAAGCCCAAATGGGTCATCGCAGAAAATGTCTTTGGTATCGTCAATATTGATGGCGGACTGGTTTTCGAGCAGGTGTGCCTTGACTTGGAAACTGAAGGGTACGAAGTTCAACCGTTTATTATTCCAGCTGCGGCCAAAAACGCACCGCATAGACGAGACCGAGTTTGGTTTATTGCCTACTCCAAGAGCGCAAGAACCTGGACGGACATCGGAGGGTTACGGAGCGAGTTTGACGGATGTAGTGAAAGGATACAAAAAAGTGGGGATGCTACCAACACCTTGCCAGTTCGATTACAACAGTGCAAGGACGGAGCAGAAATGGGAAGAGGACAAAAAGAAATATGCGGAAAAGGGAGTCAATTTACAAATGGGTTTAAAACAAATGGCAAGATTTCAAATGCTACCGACCCCAACTTGTCAGGATGCAAAGATAAAAGAAAACAGCCCAAGCCAACAGCACAAAATACACGAATTGAGCATAGCCGTGGCGGGTGGGACCAATTCCCTACTGAATCCCCGCTTTGTAGCCGAAATGATGGGCTTTCCACCAAACTGGACGGAATTACCTTTTCAAAGTGGCGAAACGAAAGCATCAAAGGATATGGAAATGCCATAGTACCACAAATAGCATACGAACTTTTTAAAATAATAGAACATGAGAATAAAAATCAAAGTACCACAGCACAACAGCAGGACAACATTTAGACGAAGCGAAATTGAACGGCTTAAAGAAGTCATTTACCACCAGTCAATCCGCATTCAGGAACTCGAAAGGATGCTGAAAGTTGACCAAATGGATAAGTCCGAACACTACATAAAGGCCGCACACCTTGCAATTAAGTCCGTATTTGCTGAATACCAGCCCGAATTTATCACTATTGAAACACGGAAGCGGGATATTGTGGAACTACGGCAAATCTTTCAATGGCTGTGCCGCAATAAAACCACACTTTCGTTGAAGAAAATCGGGCAAATAACGGGTGGCCGTGACCACAGCACCGTGATAAATTCGTGCCGGGTTGTCGATAACCTGATGCTGTATGACAAAAGGTTTGCTCGGAACCTTGAAACCGTGAAAAGTAAGTTTGAAAATTTTGCAGAACAGATTTAATTTACTATATTTGCACCATGTTAATACTCGATATATGTTTAAGTGACCTGCCAAGTGAGGCAATCACAACCGGAAAGAACGGAAAGAAGTACATCAAGCTCGTATGTGCTGAACGCAAGACCGAAGGAAAATTCGGAGAGACCCATTACATTGCCCTATCGCAGTCAAAAGAAGAACGGGAAGCGAAGAAACCTGCAACGTATGTGGGAGGTGCTAAAAGTTACAATAATGTAACTAACAAAAATGCAACACCAGCGAAAAGCAGCATTCCTGATGTGGTAAAAGATGAGTATGCGAACTCAATGTATAATGATAATTCGCTGCCTTTCTAATGCAAAACAAAATCATTGAAACCTGCGACCAAATCTGCTCAATGTTGCTGGAAAAGAATGCTAAGTATGGCAATTCAGCCCTTGAACCCACACGGATATTCAGCAAGGCATCCACCACAGAGCAGTTGCTTGTCCGCATTGATGACAAATTGAGCCGCATCAAAACAACCGGGATGGAAGCACCTGACGAAGACACCCTGAATGATCTTATCGGCTATCTAATTTTACTCAAAATCGCAACTAAATGACACACGAGGATAAACGCAAACACTTTATTGCACACGCACGTAAAGGGATGAAGATGCAGGTTGTCGATGCCTGTAAAGGTGTGGCAAGTTATGCCACCGTGATAAAAGCATTGAACAATCCCAGCAAGTATAAAAGCAAAAAAGAGCAGGTTGTAATTGACACGGCCTTTGAGATTGTGAATGCACCCTATCAGGTGTAATTTATCAGCCATAAAACAATAATACACCCGATAAGGTATGACAACGGAAGAACGTGGATATAAAACGGTGGTGTATTGGAAGGGTGAAATGATGTCCTTTGAGCCGGTTCCTGATGCAGAAGTGGAAAAGACACTCAAAAAATATCGGAAAAAAGGATTTAACGCAGAGCCGATTTCCGATGACTTGATAAAAAAAATTGCAGAAAAAACTTGTTAATATAAAAAAGTATATTATATTTGCATCATGGAAACACAAATAAAAGTCACACACACCGGCAGCTATTCTGCCAAATTCGAACACGATGATGTTATCTACCGCATTGACTGGGAAGATGACAGCAGCAACATTTACTTCTTTCAGGAGTTTGCACCGACACAGGAAGGGCGAAAATGCGTGAGCATTCCCGCTGAAATTCTGCCAACCTTGATCAGGATTTTCGGCACAATCCAAACCGATAATTTAAAATAACAAGGTAAAATCAAGACAAACACTTTAATATTCCAAGGACAATGAATGAAACACTAACCGCACCAATTCAGCCAAACGAAATCGAATGGCGTGTGCAATCAGTAACAAGCACCGGCAAAATGATTGTCGTGCCGTACATTAACAACAGATGCGTAATGCAACGCTTTGACGCTGCCTTCGGGCCGACCAATTGGACATCCGAGTTCAGGGAGATAACCAACGGGTTTATCTGCCGCCTGACCGTGTATTTGGATGGCCAAACAATCACTCGGGAAGATGGTGCAAGTAAGACCAACATCGAGCCTGAAAAGGGTGGCATCAGCGATGCAATGAAAAGGGCTGCTGTTCAGTTCGGTTTGGGCAGATGCCTGTACGATTACCCAAAAGTATTCATCGAATGCAACGACAAGTACATCCCCGACTGGGCGCAGGAAAAGCTGACCAAGCTGGTGGAGTGGGTTAATCTCGGTAATTTCAAGGAAGTAATAATTTTAAAGCCATAAATAACATGAAAACAAATCCTGAAAAATTCCATGCATTTTTAATGGACATTTACAAAGGTGCAAAATCCGACAGCGAACTGACCGAAAAGCACCAAATTAGTACAAGAACAAGGCAATCTTGCAGAATTCTTAACTACACAAGCGAGGACAATTTTTCAAAAATGACAACACCGCCAACAATGCAAGATGCTGTTCGGTTAATTAAGAAAAATGCTGAAATGCAAAGAAACTCGAAAAAAAAATTACGTGCAAAAAGAGAAAAAATAAAAGGTCAGTTGCAGTTGGGATTGCCAGTTAAGAAAAGAGAAAAAAGAGAGCCACGTAAAACAAGTAAGCTGATGCAAATCAAACCATCTTCTGCAAAAGAGATTTCAATTTTGTGGGGCTTAATCAAAATAAAGCTATGACAGACGTAGTTAAATTGATGTTTGACGTTGAGGAAGGCAACGCATCCGCTTTGGATGCGTTCTGCCAACTCACCCGGTTGGAAAAGCAAATCAAAGCAGCCAAGGAGCAGATACAATCACAGGCCATTAACGAAGCACAGATGTATGGCAAGACATTTACGCACATGGGTTTTGAAATCCAATGCCGTTCCGGTGCTGGGCGGTGGAAGTTTGACCACATTGATGAATGGGTTGTGGTAAAAAACCAACTTGCAGCGGTTGAAGATATGGCAAAGTGGGCATATAAGTCCGAAGAAAAAGGAGTGCTTCCTGTTACCGATGGCGGTGAGATTATTACGGCTGCTATCTATGTGGCAGGAAGTGACACCATAGCATTGAAGGAGGTTGAAAAATGAAACAGACAGCAGTAGAGTGGTTATTTGAGCAATTAAGACAATTTGCATTTGACCCAAATCATCATCTTGGATTAGGTGATATTCGTTTAACACAAGGGCAGATAGACGAATTGCAAGAACAAGCCAAAGAAATGGAACGGCAGCAGATAATTGATGCCTTTGAAATTGGTGAAGCTAATGAATATAAAATCACCCGTTTTCAAGGGTATTATCCTACAACACCTGAAAATTATTATGCAACAGAGTATGATCAAACTTATGAATAAACGTGAAATCCCGAAGTCAATAGAACAATGGCAGCCACCTTGCGAGGATGAAATCATGGAAGCACAGCCATACGATTACAGCCAAATGCCTGATGACATCCCCAGCGTGGATGACTGGTTCAAAATCAGGGTGTGGCAGGATGAATTGAACGGCACAGCCCTGACAAACTAACGTGCGATACAATGCACTATATCATTGAAATAATGGCAAACCTAAAATAATGGATGTGAATAGTGTAATGTATTGCACTTTGCTGACGGCTGACGCTATACGAAGGCAGGGGTTAAGATGCACTCCCTTTCAGCCTTACACAAATGATAGAAGATGCACGAACGCTCACTTTAGCAGTACGCCCCTGCTTTTGTATAGCGTATGTTACCACCAGTGCTTTTTACGAATTTTAATTTAACAAACAAATGGATAAAACAATAGGAATAATTGGACACGTTGGACACGGTAAAAATAGTGTTGTTCAAGAGTTGAAAAATAAAGGAATTGATATTGTTGTAATTGATAATATCGAACCTGATGAAAGTTTTGATTTGAACGGTGTAAAATATGCACCAATAAAAACAGAGCAAAGAAAACACAAACACGTTTCATCAAAACTTGGTGGAATTATGGCAATGGCTTCAATGATTTATATGCCTTATATGAATGACTTGTATGGTTATGGAGAAAGCCGATATGAACGCAAATTGCCTGATGGAACTGATATTGTCAAAGAGTATGGACTTATTCAAAACAAGCAATCAAAGTTGTCAAAATGGGAACGTGATATGGTTGTCAGAATATTTGAAAAGAACTACTACCGTGTCTTATAGCATTGGTGGTAAC